AATACTACGATTCGCTGGCTAATGCGGTGCGTAGTCGTGAAGTGGCACAAGAAATTGTCCGTGCAAAGGGCTATCCTTCCTCCGATGCCCAGGCCCGTGAGTGGGCTGCAGATGCTCTGAAGGCTGCTGGTGCTCCCACTCGGGACGCTATGCTGGCCGAGGGTAAGAAGCCTGATACCGTCAGTGGCATTTTTAAGCCTGTTGGCGCAAGCAAGAGCAAGGCTGTCAAGGTGGGTGGTGTGGCTGGTGCTTTGCTGGCCATGACTGATTTGGCTCTGGCTAGCACGCCTGCAGCCCGTGAGGCAATGGGTAGGGCGGAAGCGGCCATCAAAGATATCGGTATTTCTCCGAACATCTTCCAAAGCAAAGGCGAAGAAATGGGCAGGCTTGGCATGGGGTATGTGAATGCCGGCAACCCTGTGTATCTGCGTGAATTGAACCAACAACTGCAAACCGAAACGGACCCTGGCCGTATTGCTATTCTGATGGAGGAAATCCAGAAGGCTAGCGGTGCCGGTTTCCAGCAGCGAATGAGGTAAATATGAATGCCGAAGAACGCGCCCAACTAATTGCCGATCTAACTCTTGCCCTGCAAGCTGTCCCCAAAAAGGAACTAACTGAAGAGGAAATGCAGTGGGTGCGTTTGGCTATTGCTGCTGAAGCCCGCAAGATTAAGTTCCGAGATGCCGTCATTGAGAAAAGTTTGACGGGATTAGTGTGGGCTTGTGTGGTGGGTGTCGGATACGTTTTTGTCGATTTTTTACATAACCGCGGTTTAAAGTTGTAAATATGGAATGGCTTAAACAAATTGCCCCCACGATCGCCACTGCACTAGGGGGGCCATTAGCTGGCATGGCGGTCACTGCAATTTCCAAGGCTATCGGCGTTGATGAGGAAGATGTCGGTGAGCTAATCAACAACAACAAACTTACTGCCGAGCAGATTGCCAAGATCAAGATTGCGGAAATTGACCTCCAGAAGCAGGCTCAGGAGCTGGGCTTGAACTTTGAGAAGCTGGCGGTGGACGACAGGAAGAGTGCCCGTGAGATGCAGGCCACCACCCGCTCCATCGTCCCCCCGGCGCTGGCTGCGATTGTCACCGTCGGGTTCTTCGGCATCCTTGTAATGATGCTGCTTGGGCAAGTGGACTCCAATAATCCGCCTATCCTGATGATGTTGGGTTCTCTCGGCACTGCTTGGACCGGTATCATCGCGTATTATTTTGGTTCTAGCGCTGGCTCTCAGGCTAAGACCGACCTGTTATCTAAAACACCTGCGATTAAATGAAAGAAAACTTCCAAGACGCATTGGCCGCTGTACTTCATCACGAAGGAGGGTATGTCAATCACCCGTCTGATCCAGGGGGTATGACTAACTTAGGCTGTACAAAAAAGGTATGGGAAGAATGGGTAGGGCATTCGGTTGATGAAAAGGCTATGCGGGCCTTAACTCCTGCTGACGTTGCCCCTTTGTACAAAGCCAAATATTGGGATAAGGTCAAGGGCGATGATCTGCCAGATGGCGTGGACTACATTGTCTTTGACGCTGCCATCAATTCAGGGCCTGGCAGGGCTGCTAAATGGCTCCAGCAGACTGTTGGCGTGACGGCTGATGGTGCTATTGGGCCTGGCACTCTCAAGGCTGTACAGGCCATGCCGGTGCTGGAGATTGTGGATAAGTACCAGCAGACTCGCTTAGAGTTTTTGCAAGCCCTGTCAACATGGGCCACCTTTGGAAAAGGTTGGGGGCGGCGTGTCACGGAAGTAGAACAAGCCGCTCTTAAAATGGTGACATGAAAAACCTTCCAGACGCAGAGCAGGCGGAACAATTTGATCGGTACATAGAGTACTGGCAAACCTACTTGTCTTTGCAGAACTGGAGAATTGAGCGCGTGAAGAAGCCTGCCAAAGACGCAATGGCTTCCATTGCCTTTGATGATAGCGCCAAGCTGGCAACGTATCGGCTTGGTGATTTTGGGGGGACAGAAATCAATTCTGAATCCCTAAGCAAAACCGCTTTGCACGAAATTTTGCATGTTTTATTGCATGATTTATTGGTTGGAGCTGCGGATAACCGTGGTAACGAAGAGCAGATCGATGCTCTCGAACACTCGGTCATCAATGTATTAGAAAAGGTCTTGTATGACTGCCAAAAAACTGTCTGACACTGAGTTTCTAGAACTCTGGGAATCTTCAGGCAGCATCAATAATTTCTGCAAAATCTCTGGCATGGAGCGGCGAAATGTTTTAAAGCGCCGACGTACTTTAGAGATCAGATACAAAATTAAGCTCCCCGGTGGCAATGATAGATATGTCCATTTGCATACTGCCCACCGTCATCAAGGCCGCTACGAAGCCGGCATCCTAAATGGCACTGTGCTGGTTTTCTCAGACGCACACTTTTGGCCCGGCATCCGTACTACCGCATTTCGAGGGTTACTGTGGGCTATCAAGGAACTAAAACCCAAAGTCGTTGTCAACAATGGTGACGCATTTGACGGGGCAAGTATCAGTCGCTTTCCCAGGATCGGGTGGGACTCCAAGCCTTCGATTATTCAGGAACTCAAAGCCTGCGAAGCCTGCCTTGGGGAGATTGAAGAGGCTGCACGAACCGCCAGAGACAATGTCAAACTGGTTTGGCCGCTAGGTAATCACGATGCTCGGTTCGAGAACAGGTTGGCTCAAAATGCTCCTGAGTTTGAGGGGGTAGCTGGGTTCCACCTCAAAGACCATTTTCCAGCGTGGATTCCCTGCTGGTCCACTTGGCTCACTGATGATGTGGTGGTCAAGCACCGCTACAAGGGTGGCATCCATGCAACCCACAACAACACTGTAGGCAGCGGTAAAACAATCGTAACTGGACACCTCCATAGCCTGAAGGTGACTCCGTACTCCGACTACAATGGTACGCGGTATGGGGTCGATGCCGGCACGCTGGCGGACACCGACGGGCCCCAATTCGTAGACTATCTCGAAGATGGTCCGACTAACTGGCGTTCGGGCTTCATTGTGCTCACTTTCAAGGATGGTGAACTCTTGTACCCGGAGATCGTTCAGAAGTTCTCGGACAATCACATTCAGTTCCGTGGTCAAGTCATAGATGTCAGCGACCTATGAGTGCCCCACTCATTGCTGCTGTGGGCGTAGTTTACGCCTATGTCAGCTTGGAACAGTTTATGAAAGGCAATGCCGGTATGGGGATTGCCTATTTCGGTTACGCAGTAGGTAACGTGGGGCTGTATCTACTCGCGAAGGGCTAACACTTCTGCCAGCTTTTGCAGGTAGTGTGCTGCCTTGAGGATCTCTTGCTCAGATTGATCCTTTGAGCCCATACGCATCACATACTTCAGAGCACAGCCCCGGTAGTAACCGATACGCTGCTCTACTGGCCAGGAATCCACCACATCCCAGGGCTCTACGCCCATGTTTTTGTAGTGGTCCCCGCCGACCTGGGTGTCACGGGCTGACATCAGGTTTCCTTTACAAACACACCTGAGGCCATCAGAGTGCCTTTGCGGTGTTTGATTTGGTCGTAGGCGATCTCCATGCAGTCCACCAGATTGATGTCTTGCAGGGCGCAATAGTTTATTAAGCAGACCATGACATCACCGACGGAATCAATGATTTCATCTTTCTGATCTTTGAGCGTTGCATCTGCCAGCTCACCCATTTCAGACAGGGCCTTCAAAAGTTGAGCGTGGGGGGTGCTATTAGGAATAATTCGTCGCTGCTCACTCCAGCGGACAATCTCCGATTCCAAGGCGGCATAGGTGGCCATATTGATTCCTTACACAATCATTCGGGTTTGGTAGCTAGTCAGGCACTGGCCAGTGTCCGTTTTGTACAGACTGCCAGTTACGGAGTCTGCCCAGAACTGTCCAATGTCTTCGTAGGTATTGCGGATAGGATCGTACTCCTGCACATCAATCAGCTTGAATTTGCGCTGTTGACGACCTTCAACCGTGTGTACCGTCTTCAGCACTGCCCCATCTTTGAGAAGATGGAAGTTCACTGCTAGGCAGGCCGGTTCGCCTTTGATGATAAGGTGTGTCATATTTAAGGTGGGGTACTCGCTGCGTCTGGTGCTCAATGCACATGGGGCGTACCCGCAGCATCCGCTTTCCCCCATAAAGGTGGGGCCTACTCACTTACCGACGGGTGCTGATCTCCCGCATCACCTTGAAGAGAGGAACAACGTCTCTCTACTGTCGTCAGCCCGACGATCCGGTTCGCTTTCGGCCCCGTTATTACATGCAACCGCAGATCTGCTTGCCGTTCATTCCGGTATAGCAGCGATAGGGCTGGTTGATGGGGCATTTGGCAGCAGCAATGCCGGAGGCCAGCAGGAGGGCGATAGCGATC